CGGTCAATTTGCTTATGACCCGCGCCGATCAAATCGCCGATGCTCTCCCTTTCGATCCTGCACGCCTGGATGTTCCCACCCCTCGCAGCCGCCGGATGGGCGCTATGGTCTCTAAAACCCAAAACGCAATCGTCGCCGCCGCCGTGTCGGTTCTATTTCTTCTAGGGCTTGCCTGTATCGTCGGCGGCCCTGTCTGGCTCATCAAGCACATACACAACTGACATGAATCTCCAGCAGATCAACCTCGGCCAACTCGTCAGCCAGATCGTCGCCATCATCCTGCTCGTGGTCAGCGTCGGGCTTGCGCTGCTGCTGCTGGGAACAACGGCCAAAGCCTTTGGTCACGCAATCCCGTTCATCCCGGCCATGAATGAAACCGCGCTGGCCTACCTCTGCGGCGCCTTTGCCCTCTACGGCTATGCCAAGCGCTGAGCCCGACGTCCCCGACTTCATTCAGGGCTTGGTGGCCTTGCTTCAGTTCCACGGCTTCGAACTGGTCGAGTCCCAAGGCATGGTCCGTGACATGATCGCGGAAACCTGGCCGCTCATGGAAAATATCCGGCTCCTGTTCGAGCCATCCCCGTCCGAATTCGTTCACTAGCGTCAGTCCCTGCCCGCACGAGGAGACTGAGACATGCCCGACCGTAAGCCCGGCCTCATCAAGCGCAGCATCGGTGCGCTCGTAGCCGTCACCAAGCATTGGTACGACCAGTATTCACCGTATGGTCAGTTCTGGCTGACCATCGGCATCATCGCCCTGATTGTCGACGCCGCGCTCGCCTTTCAATACGGCGTTTCGCAGACGATCTGGCACGGCATAGGCTTTGCCGTTCTCGCCCTTGTGTTCTCGCAGCTGCCTGATGGCGCTGTGCACGAACTTGAGAAAGGCAACCGCGCCGTTGGCCTGTTCGGCTTGATCTGCTGCTTGCCGATTGGCGTCATGGCCTACTACAGCCACGTTGGCTATGGCAGCGGCGTCCGCGTTCACGACATGGACACGGCCCGCATTCAAAACACGGTGCACACCAACGCCGACAAGGCCACGGCGGAAATCGAGGGCGAGCTTTCCAAGACGCGCCTCGAGCTTGCCAGGCTCAAAGAGAAGCGCGGTTGGACCGGCGTCGTCAATGCGGAAGCCAAGCGCCGCGAAATCGAAAACCTTGAGGGCGACAAGATCTTCAAGCGCTCCAAAGAATGCCGCGACGTGACGGTGCAGGAAAGCCGTGACTTCTGCGACAAGCGCGCTGCTCTGCAGGCTGAGGTCGCCGACATCGAATCCGCCAACGGCACGCAGATCCGCATCGACAATCTGCAGAAAGAATTGAACAGCAAGCGCGCGGAGCTGGCTGCAACCAAATACGCCAACTCGACTGCCGCCGATCAGACCGATGCGCTTGCCCAGGTCTATCTGCTGCTGACCGGAGCCAAGGGCGAGGCTGCCATCAACCCCGACAAGGTGACGCAGAAGTTCACCAACCTCGCGATCGTTGCCGGCGGTTCGCTTGCCTTCATGCTGGCATCTCCGGTTGCTTTCCTGTTTGCTGGCCGCAACCGCCGCAATCGTCGTCCAGAGGACGAGATCTACATCGCCACCACCCAGATGCAGCAGACTGCAGCCAACGCCAACACGGTCACGCCCGAGCCCATGGCCAAGGCCATTGTGCCGGTGGTAAAGTCTCCCCGGCCCAGCATTCGCACGCTGACCGTCGCCGACCTGATCAACGGAACCCCGGCAACCGCCTGATGTCAGACCTCGCAGAAACCATCGTCGACGCCCTGTTCCAGCAGGCCCAAGCCGGCGATGGTGCCATGTCTCGCGAGAAGATGATCAAGGTCGTGCAGGACATCCTCAACCCGCCGATAATCGAGCTTCCCATTGGCACGCTTACCACCTGCAACGCGAAAGACCTTCCCGTTTACGGAGAGTGGACCAAGATCGGCGGACACGACGACCTCGCAACATGGCAGAGGTCAGCATGAGCAGTGATTGCAATGTCATAGACGGCCCGATGGCGGGAAAAACAATTGATCTTACGCCGTTCCCGGTTGGGTTTTCCCATTCCGTGCCAACGCCGGAAACAAGTCACCTGCCGCATCACCGGCGCATTCACTACAAGTACCATGTGAAAGAACAAAAGATGGAAGACGGCAGCACGCGCAAGGTGCTTTCAATCCGTCCCTAGCACCCACACCCGCCTCGCCATTCCTCTTCGCTCGAGTAACCCCGCCACTTCCAACGACACACTCGCCCGATCCCCGACGCCAAGCACTCTCCCATCTCCCAAGTGCACGTCATCTCGATCGGCAACCACTTCGACACCGCACTCGTCCAGGCATTCCCGCACGACTTCCCTGACGACAACCGCCAGTTCTTCTGATCCCAAAACCACCCTGACGATCTCTTCCAGGTCCATGGGGTCAGAACACGAACACTCCGCAAACTGTTTCACGTGAAATGCAGAAGCAACCATGTTGAGCGAAACCCCTTCACCTAAAGGGCAAGAAACGGGCCAACGCGCCGACTTCGCAACCCGCATTAAGCCCGGGCAAGTCCTCAATCCCAATGGCCGCACCAAAGGTTCTCGCAACAAGCTCGGCGAGGAATTCGTTCAGGCGCTGCAGCAGGATTTCAACCAGCACGGCCCTGCAGCGATCGTGCGCGTCCGCGAAGAGAAGCCGGACGCCTACCTCAAGGTGATCGCATCCATTCTGCCGAAGGAACTGAACGTCAACACGAACGCCCTCGGGGACATGAGTGACGATGAGCTTACCGCTGTCCTCGCTGCCCTGCGAGCCCTCGCGGATACCGTCGCTCCTGCGCTTGCTGGAGCAGGAACAGGCGAAGCGAGCCGCGCGCAACCGGCTGCGGACCTATCGCCCGTACACTAAGCAGCGAGAGTTCCATGCGATGGGGGCGATCAAACGCGAACGCCTCCTGATGGCATCCAACCGTTTTGGCAAGACCCAATGCGGGGCTGCTGAGATGGCAATCCACCTGACTGGCAAATACCCGGATTGGTGGCAGGGAAAGAGGTTCGATCATCCGATCAACGCTTGGGCGGCCGGCGTAACCAGTGAGTCCACCCGCGACGTTGTCCAAGACAAGCTGATCGGGCCGCCGAAACGGCGCGAGGACTGGGGCACGGGGATGATCCCCGCAGACGCGATGCCCGACGACCCATCGATGGCGCGCGGCATGGCCGATGCGATTGATACGGTCTCGGTCAAGCATGCGTCGGGCGGGTTCTCGACGCTGCAGTTCAAGAGCTACGAACGCGGCCGGGAGAAATGGCAGGGAACAGCTCTTCACGTTCTTTGGCTGGATGAAGAGCCGCCCATGGACATTTACACCGAGGGGCTGACACGAACCAACGAGACGCGCGGAATTGTGTATATGACGTTCACGCCGCTCCAAGGTATGTCAGAGGTCGTGCTAAGGTTCCTGTATGGCCAGTGATTGGAAACAGGCAGCGGGGTTCCCAGACTACGAGGTGTCCGAATGCGGGCGCGTACGTAGGCTGACGCAAGGCGGGCGGCGGTATCCAATCGGTTACGAACTAAAACCGAAACGACATGCGCGGGGATACCTAGTCTACACGCTTGCAGGTCCGCAGGGAGAGCGAACAGTCCTAGCTCACCGATTGGTTGCGCTGACTTGGCTAGGGAAGCAACCGTCTGAGGCTCACGAAGTCGCCCACAATGACGGCGTGCGCACCAACAACCATCGGTCAAACCTCCGATGGGCAACGGCCAAGGAAAACCAAGCCGATCGGATCGCGCACGGAACGTACGTCAAGGGCGAGAAGGCGTATTCGGCCAAGCTGTCGGATCAGCAGGCCGCAGAACTTGTTAGGCTCTATCAAATCGGTGGCGCACGCTACGTCGGCGCGACTGTCACTATGCAAGACTTGGCTAATCAGTTCGATATTTCTGTTGCCCAAGTCAGCAGGATCGTAAACGGGAAACAGCGTGCAGGCAGCGCAGCCTAACGCATCGTCACTCATCAAGCATGTGCATCCGGATCGCGGCATCGTCGTCGCGACCATAGATGACGCTGAGCACTTCACCCTTGAAGAGCGCGAGCGCATCATTGCCAGTTACCCGGCGCACGAACGGGAAGCGAGGACCAAAGGCATCCCGACGATGGGTTCGGGGCGTGTGTTCCCGATCTCGGAAGACCTGATCAAGATCGAGCCGCGGCCGATCCCCAAGCATTGGGTGCAGATCGGCGGCTTGGACTTCGGTGTTGACCATCCGTTCGCCGCAGTTCGCTTGGCCTGGGATCGAGACGCAGACTGCCTGTACGTAACGCACACCTACCGGCAGAAAGGTGAGCACAAAGACGGCGTGTGGACCGGCAGCCCGGTGTTTCACGCGCAAGCGGTCAAAGCCTGGGGATCTTGGATACCGATCGCTTGGCCGCATGACGGTCTCGAGCGCGACAAGCAATCCGGCGAGACGCTCGCCGCTCAGTACCGCTCGCACGGCCTCAACATGCTGGAAGAGCGCGCCACGCACGAAGACGGATCAAACGGCGTTGAGGCCGGCATCACAGAGATGCTCGAGCGCATGCAGACGGACCGGTTCAAGGTCTTCGCCGGCAATGAAGAGTGGTTCGAGGAGTTCCGCCTGTACCATCGCAAGGACGGCTTGATCGTGAAGCTGATCGACGACCTGATGAGCGCCACACGCTACGCCGTGATGATGCGCCGGTTCGCGATCATGCAGCCATCGGCCCAAGTCTACACGCCCGGCCGCGCCCGCGTGGGGATGACGGTCTAGAATAGTTTTCTAATCGGTATCGCGTTTTCCCGAGTGAGTATCAAACCACTCAGGTGCAAACGAGCAATATCATTCCAAACCCCTACAATCCCGTCCCCCTCTCCAACGAAGAACTGCTTCGCCTCTTGAAAGAGGAGGAAGTAGATTCGGCGTCGTATTACGCGAGCGAGTTGGCCATCGACCAGGCCAACGCGATGGACCGCTATTACGCGAAGCCCTATGGGGATGGCTCCGAGCTTCCGAACCGGTCTTCCGTCGTCACGCACGACATCGAGGACGCGATCAACTGGATCATGCCGGCCTTGATGCGCACGTTCGCCAACTCGGACGAACTGCTCAGCATCGAGGACGAGAAGTGCGACGACGACGAGCAGGCCAAGATTGCGGGCCAGTTCCTGCGGCACGTGATCTGGTCGGACAATGCCGGCGCCAAGCTGATCCACGACTCGATCTTCGACGGCCTGCTGCAGCGCACGGGCCTCATTCACACGTATTGGGAAGATCCCGTCCCGTCCGCGCCTGAGATCATCGAAGGCGTTACCGCCGAGCAGCTCATCCGCTACGTGCAGGACCCGGAATACGTCATCCTTGCCCAGAGCGTGACTGGCGACACGGCCGACGAGGAGCGCGAGGAAAGCGAATACGCCGAAGAGTCGGAGGAGATCGAGGCGCACGCCGAAGCGCCAGCCGAGGGCGACGAGAGCGCCACGCCGGGCCAGTTGAAGCCCATGGCGCAGCCGAAACAGGACGAGCAGCCGGACGAGCCGGTCGAGCCGACCTGGACGCTGAAAGTCCAGTACGTGCCCAAGTGCGGCCGCGCACGCGCTCAGGTGATCCCGCCCGAAGAGTTCCGCATCTCGCGCCGTGCGCGCTCCATCTTTGAGGCCGATTACCATTGCTGGAAGCGCGAGGTGTTCATCGCCAACGTCGTCGGCGAGTTCCCCGACCGCGCCTATGAACTGGACCCCGAGAACTTTGCCAGCGTCAAAGCCGACGACGTTCTGACCGACACCGATCCGCGTGTGCTGGCCCGCTTCCCCGACGAGCCGACCACGGGACAACGCGCCTCGCACTATGATCCCCAGCGCCGCAAGGTGTGGGAAAACATCGAGTTCATCCGCATCGATCAGGACGGCGACGGCGTGGTTGAATTGCGCCGCATTCGCCGCGTCGGTGACACGATCCTCGAGAACGACCGCGTCGAGGAAAGCGAAATTTCGATCTGGTCGCCGTTCCGCGTCAGCCATCGCGCTATCGGTCGCTCGCTTGCCGATCCGCTGATGGATATCCAGAAGATCCGCACAGCACTGACGCGCCGGTCTCTGGACAGCCTGTCTCTGGACAGCCTGTCGCGCTCGTTGGCGCCGCGGACGTTGATCAATGCCCAGGCCGCCGCTGCCGACCCGACCCTGATTGATCGCCTGCTGGATCACGATGTCGGCGACGTGATCCCGGTCTCGGGCGATCCGAACGCGGTCGTTCGCGAACTGCAGACGCCGGACGTCTCCGGCATGGCGTTCCAAGCCATCGAATACTGGGACCGCCGCAGCGAGGAAGCCTCGGGCGTTTCGAAAACCCGCATTATGGGCGGCGCCAACGCCAACGCCATCACGGATACGGCGAAGGGGTTGGACGATCTGCGCTCGGCCGCTAACGAACGCGTCGAGCAGGTGGCGCGATGGGCCGCGGACTTCTTCGAGGAGGTGTTCGGCAAGCTGCTGCGCCTTGTCATCCGGCACCAGGACTGCCCGCGCATCGTCAAGATCGGCGGCAAGCGGCTGTCGGTCGATCCGCGCCGCTGGTCTGACGAGATGGCCGTCCGCGTCCATGTCGGCATGGTCGGCGAGAGCCGCGAGAAGAAGCTCAACTATCTCAACCTGATCAAAGGAACGCAGGAGCAGATCCTGCTCAAGATGGGCCAAAGCCCTCTTGTCACGTTCGATCACTATCGCAACACCTGCGCCGAGATGGTCTCGGTGATGGGTTTCAAAGACCCGTCTCGGTTCTTCGGCGAAATCCCCGAGGGCTGGCAACCGGCCCCGCAAGCCGACCCGAAGGCCGAGGAAGCCAAGGCCAAGCTGCAACTGGCACAGGCCGACATGCAGCAAAAAGGCCAGATCGAGCAAGCCAAGCTGAAAGGCCAGATGCAGCTTCAGCAGATGGAGCTCCAAGGCAAGCAGCAGTTGGCCTCGCAGGATTTGGGCATTCAGCAGCAGCTGGCCGCAGCCAAGGCCGAGACCGACAAGCAGGCCGCGATGATCAAGGCGGAAACGGAGCGGCAGATCGCAGAAATGCGCATGCGCACGGAAGCCGCCATCGCCGAGCAGCGCCTGGCCGCCGAGATGGAACTGGCGCGCTGGAAAGTCAGCATGGAGCTCGAGCACCAAGCCCGCATGCAAAGCACGCGCGACGTGAACCTGCCCAGTGACCGGCCAGGGGGCCGCCTCGACGCATGAAGCAATCTCCAGCCGAGATCATGGCCAGGGCTGACCGCCTGATGGCCAGCAGGACCGTGGGCGAGAAGCTCAGCGCCCTGCTGGAGCCTGATGTCGTTGAATGGTTCGACGCGGTTGAGCAAAGCCACGTCCAGCGCATCGCCGCGGCAGCCGCCACATCCGACGTCGAGGCCCTGCGCACCGCCGGGCTGACGCTGAAATGCTGGCAGGAACTGCGCGGTTTCATCCGCAGCAAGGCACACGCAGTCACCTACACGACCCAAAAACTCACGGAACTGAGCAAACAGCGGGAGAACCTGAATGTCTGATTTGGCGTCTGTCGGAAGCGGAGATGGCTCGCTCGCTGATGCAGCGTTGGCCATGCCCGATCTCGATGCCCAGGATGTGGTGCAGAACGAGGGCCAACAGCCCGCGCATGCGCGCCAGCCGCGCGAGCCGAACGGCCGCTGGACCGAAGAGCAGGAGGCCGCAAACGAACTGGCCCGCGCCCGCTCCAATGCCAAGACGGCCGACCCCGACGAGCCGCCGGTCGAGGAAGAGGCGAGCCCCGTCGATGACGAGTTCTTCGAGATCGAGATCGAGAAGGACGGCAAGCCGGTCAAGGAGCGGCTGAAAGCGTCCGAGGTCTGGGAGCGCGCTCAGCGTGCGCAGCAGCTCGAGGCCGACATTGCCGAGATGCGCAAGGGCGTGCCGCCGCCGGAAGAGTTCGACCGCGAGATGTTCAAGACGGTGCAGGTGCGCGGCCAGCTGATGCAGGCCATGCAGACCTACGCGCAGATGCTGACCCCGCGCGAGCCCGACGAGAGCCTGATCGATCCCGAGAGCCGCAACTACGATCCGGCGCTCTACAATCGCCAGCGCGCGTTCGCCCGCCAGCAGCAGGAAGCGCTCAACCGCATTCAATCCGATTACGCCCAGCTTCAAGCGCAGCAGAACGCCGAGACGGCCGCAGTCGATGCCGCCTATCGCGCCCGTGAGCGCTCCAAGCTCGGCAAGATTTGGCCCGAGGTACTGACGGACAGCAGAGAGGCCGCGCGCGTTCGCGACGAGCTGGACCAGTATTACGGGCAGTATGGGTGGTCTCGAGCCAAGCTCGAATCGATCACCGACAGTTCCGCGTATGCGATCATCAAGGACGCGCTGGCTTATCGGCGTGGGCAGAAGGCCAAAGAGGCGGCCGTCAAGGTCGTAAGGTCGAAGCCCAAGCTCGTGAGAGGAGCTGCTCGTGACGTTGGATCGCCTGCCACCCGCCGCTCGGCCCAAGGCCTCCAGCGGTTGCAGCAATCCGGCTCGATCGAAGATGCCGCAGCGGCACTCGACGGGCTCCTCTAGCGAGCTAACAGATGGCTATCCTTACCAACACCCTGCAAACCTTCCAGCAGACCGGTATCCGCGAGCAGCTGTCGGACGTGATCTTCAACATCGCGCCGACCGAGGTTCCGTTCACGTCCATGTGCCGCAAGGGCAAGGCCTCGACGCGTACGCCCGAGTGGCTGCGTGACACCTTGCGCAATCCGTCCCCGACCAATGCGACGATCGAAGGCGACGACGCCCCGACCGGCGCATCTCTTGGCCAGCCGGATCGCCTCAAGAACGTCGTGCAGCTGTTCGCCGAGACGGTCGTGGTGTCCGACACCGCGATTGCCGTCAACGCCGCCGGCCGCGCCAACGAGCTGAAGTACCAGGTGGCGAAGTCGGCCAAGGCGCTCAAGCGCGACATGGAGATGCGCTTCTGCGGCAACTACGCCTCGGTGCTCGGCAACACGTCGACCGCCGGTCAGCTGGGCGGCGTCGAGTCGTGGATCACCACCAACGCCTCGCGCGGTTCCGGCGGCTCGGGCGGCGGCTACAACAGCGGCACCGGTCTGACTGTTGCGGCCACAGATGGCACCGGCCGTACGTTCACGGAAACTCTGCTCAAGGCGGCCATCAAGAGCGCATGGGACGCGGGCGGCGAGCCCGACACCATCATGCTCTCGGGCTCCAAGAAGCAGACCTTCTCCGGCTTCACCGGTATCGCGACCCAGTTCAACCAGGTGAACGATCAGAACAAGATCATGCTGTACGGCGCTGCCGACATCTACAAATCGGACTTCGGCCAGCACAAGGTGGTGCCGAACCGCTTCGTTGGCGCCGGCACGGGCCGCTCGGCAACGAACGGTCTCTATCCTGGGCAGACGGCGCTCGTCCTGACGCCGAACACCTGGGAGCTGATGTTCCTGCAGCCGTTCACCACGATCCCGCTGGCCCGCACCGGCCACGCCGAGCGCCGCCTGCTCAAGGCAGAGGTCACGCTGGCGTGCAAGGAAGAGCGCGGCAACGCCGTGGTCGCGGACCTCAGCTAACGGAAGACGGGCGGCGGGCAACTGCCGCCCTCACCTTCAGGGAGAGACACCTTGGCCATTCAGCAGATGTACGGGATGAACAAGGCGGGGGCGTGGATCCCGCTGCAGGTGGACGACACCGGCACGCTGTCCCAGCCTGTTTCCACGATCTGGAGCTACGCCGGCGCGTCGGGCGGCATTCTCGATACGGCAGACGTCGTGCTCGTCGCTGCGGCAGGCGCTGGCAACGTCAATTATCTGACGGCGTTGCAGTTCATCAACAAGCATGCCTCGACATCGACCGAGGTCGTGGTCAAGGACGGCTCGACGGTGATTTGGCGCGGCTATGCGCCCGCGAACACCACCATCGGCCAAGCCATCAACTTCGACCGGCCGCTGCGCGCCTCGAATAACGCGGCTCTCAACTTCGCCTGCATCACCAACGCGTCCGCTGTCATCGTCAATGCGCAAGGGTTCACCTCGGTCAGCATCGACCAGGAGACGGCAACAGTCACGATTGCGGAAGAAATCTTCGACGACCTGGGTGTCCTCATGACGGCCCCGGACGGTTCAACGCTCTATCTGAACTGAGGACATCATGGCTTCGATTTCAAACCTCACGTCTTCCTCGTCGACGGCCATCGCCATCGGCCAGAACGGTTCGACCAACCCCGCCTTTGTGGTGGATGCTTCGACCGGCACCAGCGTCACCGGCATCAAGGTCAAGTCCGGTGCGGCTGCGGGCGGCGCGGCGCTCTCCGTGGTGTCGTCCGGCACCAACGAAAACCTTACCATCGATGCCAAGGGCAGCGGCACAATCACGCTGAATGCCACCGGCACCGGCGCCATTGCGCTGTCGCGCAACACGACGATCGCGGGCACGCAGACCAACACGTCGACGAGCTCGGCGGCGCTGGCCGTGGGCGCGAACGGCTCCACCAATCCCGTACTGCAGATCGATGCTTCGACCGCTTCGGTGGCGACGGGCATCAAGATCACCGGTGCCGCTGCCGCTGCCGCCTGCGCACTGTCGGTCATTTCCTCGGGCACCAATGAAAACCTGACGGTGGATGCGAAGGGCTCCGGCACCGTTACCATCAACGGCACGGCGACGGGCGCCATCAGTCTTGCTCGAGCCACGACGGTCACGGGTAACTTTGCCGTCACGGGAACGGAGACAATCACGTCGAGCAGCGCCACGGCTGTTTCTGTCGGCGCCAACGGCTCGACCAACCCGGTGTTCCAGGTCGATGCTAGCACGGCGAGCGTGGCCACGGGTCTGAAGCTAACGGGTGCGGCTGCCGCGGCCGGTATGGCGCTGTCGGTGATCAGCTCGGGCACCAACGAGAACCTGACCATCGACGCGAAAGGCTCGGGCACCATCACGCTCGGCGGCACGTCCACCGGCAACATCGTGGCCACGCGTGCCATCGCCGGTGCGGCGGCCATCACGTCGTCGAGCGGCACGGCTGGCGTCGGCTACGCCACGGGCGCCGGCGGCACGGTCACGCAGCTGACAAACCGCTCCACCGGCGTCACTCTCAACAAGGTGTGTGGCTCGATCACGCTGGTCTCGGCGGCCGGTACGACCACGCCTGCCACCTTCACCGTCACCAACTCGGCGGTGGCTGCGACCGACGTCGTGTTCGTCTGCCAGAAGTCGGGGACGGACAAGTACAACATCGAGGTGTCGAACATCTCGGCGGGCTCGTTCGACATCACCTACTTCACGACCGGCGGCACAACAACGGAGCAGCCCGTGTTCAACTTCGCCGTGATCAAGGCGGTCGCCGCTTAATGGCAGGTCAGATCGTCGACAGCAAACCGTTCTTTGTCCGTGTGCGCTTCCTCAAGAACGACGTGCACACGGGCGAGGAACACAGAACCGTTGGCTACCGCAAGGGCGAGGAAGCCGAAATCCCGCGCGACGTGGCCGATGTGCTGGCGTCCCGCGATATGGCCGAGATCCTCGGCGGGGCGAGCGCCATCAAAGCCAAGGAGCGCGGCAAGCAGGTGTCCGAAAAGGCTCTACAGGCGGCGCAAAAGTCCCGGGCCACGGTGGCGATGATGGAGTTTGACAGCTGGCCGCCGGAGCTTCGCGCGATCTGCCGCGAGCATGACGGGGCAGAGGGCGAGATCACTCAGCTTCTGGCTGAGGGAAACAGCGTGGACGACATCGTGCGTGCGTACAGCAAAGCCTGAGCACCGATGAAACGCATACTCGACTACGACGAGTTCACCGGAATCATCACGTGGTTTCACGGTGACGACGACCCCGACACCTTCCACACCTCGCAGACGCAGGACGTGGAGCCGTTCGTCGAGCACAACAAGAAACTTCAGTCCACGGGCCGGGACTACTGGAAGGCCGGCGGCGACTTCCGCCACGAGGCCACGGTGCCCAACCTGATGCTGCTGCACTGGGCCGAGCAGGACGGCATTCCGCCCGATCAGGTGTACTCGCCCGAGTTCGCCGAGCGCATCACCAAGCGGCTCAACGATCCCGAGTATCGCGCGTTCAAGACCTGCGACAGCCTGAGGCTCTGACCGCGTGGCCCTGATCACCGATTACGATTCCCTCGTTTCCGAAGTAAAGGCCTATATGGCCCGCTCGGACTCGACGTTCGGCGCCCGCTTCCCGATGTTCGTGGCGCTGGCCGAGGATCGTATCTATAGCGGCGTGGGACAGCCCGGCGATCCGTTGTACTCCGCCCCGCTGCGCTGCCGCGTGATGGAGACCACGACCACCATCACGACATCGAGCGGGCAGGCGACGATGCCGGAAGACATTTTGGCCGTGCGCAAACTCGCGCGGGACGCCGACCAGATCGGCATGACTTATGCGAGCCCGGACCGGTTTGCGGCTTATCTGGCGCAGGCACCAAGCGGCTATCCCTCGCAGTACACCACCGAAGCCTTGACGCTGAAGGTGGCCCCGTCCTGGGACGGCGACCTGACCTTGCTCTACTACAAGCGCCTGACCGCGATCTCGGCCGACAACAAAACCGGCGATCTGCTGACGGCGCATCCGCTTGTCTACTTCAACGCCGTCATGTTCGAGGCGTTCTCGTTCCTGCAAGACATCGACCTTGCCGGCGCGTGGCTCGCCCGCCTGCGCAGCACGATCGACGGCGTCAACATCGTGGAGACCGGGCTCAGAACGCCCGGCCGTCTGCGCTCGATTGCTCAAGCGATAGGATAACCCATGGCCGACCTGATGGACGACGACGTCGAGCCGCGCGAGCGCGTGCCGATGAAACCCGGAATGCGCGGCCAGGCCCCGGCCGAGCCCGGCGATCAGAAGCTGATGGCGCTGATTTCCGTCCTGACACAGAAGTTCGGGCGCGATGGGCTGATGCAGCTGCTGTCCTCGCTTGCCATGAGCGGCGGCAATCAACAGCCGACCGCACCAATGCCGCAGGGTGGACCGCCAATGCCTCCGCAAGCCCCACAGGGCGGCATGGGGCTGATGGGCTGATATGCCTGACCTGATGATGCCGGAAGGGTCGGACCCTTGGTATGGGCAGCGCTACATGCCCAGCCAAGGCCTGTCTGCGTACCATCCGACATGGCGGGATCGGGTTGCCACATGGTTTATGGGCGACCGTAAGTCGTCGCCGGAATACGCACGATTGACGGAAGGTCTGATCGGATCGCGCGGGCAAGGCGAAACGGGCTTTGGTCTTTTGGACGTCACCCCTGCCGGTATTCCCCTCGGCGTCAACGATGCATGGCACAAGGGGGATGACCGGGGCATGGCGATGGCCATCTTTGGCGGTCCCATGGCCAAAACGGCGGATCGGGTCGCGCTGAAAACCGCAGAAGAGATGGCGGCAAAGGGACTCACCCGAGAGCAGATCTTCAAGGACACCGGCTGGTTCCGCGGCGTAGACGGCAAATGGCGGTTCGAGATCGATGATAGCGGGGCGAAAATGGCCCCCGACGAAAAATGGTCGCGCCCATGGAAAACCTATGACCCAATGGATGGGTGGCGAATTGAACCGCCATCTGTGTCTGCGGCAAAATCAATAGGCGCAAACACTATTGTTGGTGATCGTGGTATAATGACACATGCCGACCTAACGGCAGCTTATCCATCAGTTAAAGAAATTAGGCTTGATGTGCAAAATGGACTTGGAGGAAGGTACACGCCAAGTTCAAAAGGAAACGTTCCTCGTATTTCATTGAATGGTGATCTTGACAAAACCGAAGCAAAATCATTGGGATTGCATGAATTGCAGCATGACTTGCAGCGTCAAGAAAATTTTGGCGTCGGCGGGGTTAGTTTTGATGCGGCTTACAACCGCCTCGCCGGAGAAGTTGAAGCCCGCGCCGTCCAAAAGCGCATGGACCTCACCCCCGACCAGCGCCGCGCCCGCCCGCCGTGGTTGGACTACGACGTCCCAGAGCAAGACCAGATCGTCAGGTTCGGCGGCTCAGGCCCGCAGATGAGCATGGAGCCACCTCCCGGCATCCGCGCCTACCACGGCAGCCCGCACGATTTCGACAAGTTCGATATATCCAAGATCGGCACGGGAGAAGGCGCGCAGGCTTTCGGTCCCGGACTTTACTTCGCTGAAAAAGAAGGGATTGCAAAAAGTTACCGGGACAAGTTGAGGAAAACCACTGTTGACGGCAATCCCTATTCATCTAGGACCCCTGAGGGAGTAGCCTCGCAAGCTGAACATATTTCCGGCGGCGATGTTGAAAAAGCTAAAAAGTACCTTCAATCCAACATAGATTTTGCGGGGCATCCGCAGGAACTTCGAGACCTCCACAAGCAGGCCCTTGATCTTTTGGAAAGCAAAGGTTTTCCGAACACGGTTCGGGAACCGGGGCACATGTACGAAGTCTCCATCAACGCCCACCCTGATGATTTCCTCGACTGGGACAAGCCGCTGAGCCAACAGAGCGAGAAGGTGCAACGCATCGTCTCAAAGTTCGGCGATGGCGTGACATCGGGCGATCCTCTGGGGCAAGACATACTGCAATCGAAGCTACCGTTCGCGCTTCGCTACGACCACGACATCAAGGGCATTCCGCACGATAAGCTTGGCGGTCTTGCGCTCAAGGAAGCAGGTATCCCAGGGGTACGCTACCTAGACGCTGGCTCTCGCACTGCTGGTGAGGGCAGCCGGAACTACGTCGTGTTCGACGACAAAATTATCGACATCGTGAAGAAATACGGCATTGCCGCTGCGGTCTCTTTGTACGGCCTTGACGCCGTGAACAATGCCACCGGAGCCGCGATGCTCCCGCCTGACTCCAAACGTGATCTGATGAGCAACTGATGGTCATGTCCTTCGGGATGTTTCATCCCGACGCCGGATCGGTCAACAGCAAGGTCTGCATCGACGCCAAGAACGTGGTGCCTGGCATCACGGGGTTCTTGCCATTTGAGCAGCCGGTGGGATCGACGAGCGCGCTGGCAGCGGCGTGCCGCGGCGCGGTGTCTGTTCTTCTCGACGATAGTTCGGTTGCGACCTACGCCGGAACCACGACGGCGCTCTACAAGCTGAACACCAGCGCCGGCTGGACGGACGTAACGCGGGCGTCTGGCGGTGCCTATGCCTGCGGTGCGGGCGAACAATGGAAGTTTGCGCTGTACGGCACCAACCTGATCGCGACCAACATCGCGGATTCGCTGCAATACATCGACGTGACCTCGGGAACGAACTTCGCCGCGGTGACGGGATCTCCGCCAAAGGCCCGCTATATCGACGTGGTGCGCGACTTCGTTTTGCTGGGTGCCATTTTCGGCAACGAGAAGCGCGTGCAGTGGTCGGCCAACAACGACATGACCGGCTGGACCGCGGGCGTCAACGAAAGCGACTATCAGGATTTTCCCAACGGCGGCCCGGTGCGCGGCGTGATCGGCGGCGAGACGGGGTACGTGTTCCAGGCCGATACGGTTCGCCGCATGACCTATGTGCCGGGCGGATCGCTGGGCGTGATTTTCCAGTTCGACGAGGTCGAGGGCGCGCTTGGGCTGTCGGCGCCGCATTCGTTGGTCAAGCTCAGGACGGAAGCCTATTACCTCGCCCGCGACGGGTTCCGGCGCTTTTCGCTGTCGGCGGCGCAGTCGGTGCCAATCGGCGTCGGAAAGTGGATCAAATGGTTCCTGGCCGATATCAAGCCCGGCTCGGAATTGTCCGTGCTCGGTGTCGCCAATCCCGTGCGCCCGATCATCGTGTGGGCCTACATCTCCAAAACCAATACGACGACGACGCCGAACCGGCTGCTGATCTACGATTGGTCGCTTGAGGAAGCGACCTATGCCGACGTTTCGGTGGAAGCGCTTGTCAAGTGGCTGTCCCCTGGCGTCACACTCGACACCATGAACAGCTACGGCACGCTGGACACGCTGCCGTTCTCGCTCGACAGCCCGTTCTGGCGTGGCGGCTCGTCGCTGATGGGTGTGTTCGGCACGGATCATAAACTCGGCGTGCAGTCGGGTTCACCGATGGCGATCTCGATCACGACAACGGACGGTGAGGTTCCAGCCCGGCGTCTGCTGGTCAAGGGCACCCGGCCGCAGATCGACACGACGCAGGCCACGGTTGCCATCTCCGCGCGCGAGAAAGCATCCGATCCGATCACGTTCAATACGGCAGAAGCCATGGAGGACACGGGGATCTGTCCGGCGTGGGCCTCGGGCAATTACTTCCGGGCGCGCATCCAGACGCCGGCGGGCGCGTCGTGGACGCAGTGCCAAGGCATCGACGACAGTGATCTGGTGGCGCCGCGGGGCAAGCGATAATGCCTGACCTGATGTCGCCGCAAATCACGGAACGCGCATTTTGGCTGCCATTCGGCATAGATGCCGGTGGCCAAAAACGGTGGGTTGTTCCGGGATTTTTGCACGACATGGGCACGGCGCTGGATAACGTCACGTCCGGCCGTGGAGCGTTCTGGGATGCTGGCGATAATGCTGCCTCCGGTGACTGGCGCGGTGCAGGTCATGCGGCTGGTGACGTGGCGCTGAATGTCGGGCTGGCTGGCTCCGTGGTTCCCAAACCTGCAAACGCGGTTGGCATTTTTGGGGGCAGGCTGGCCGCTGAACGGCTGGCCGCGCAAGGCGAGACGCGTCCGCTGCAGATGTTGACCAAGATGGAAGAGCTAGAGAAAGCTGGCGTGCCGCGAGAAAAAATTTGGGAAGAGACTGCTAAGATCGGTGAAGGATCACCTTATATCGGTTCGCATCGCGGCGTGGATAAACAGCCTCGCTTTGAAATCGACGACAGCAAAGCAACTTTGCCATATTCGCAACCGGGCATGGTTTACGACGGACCCGTGAAAGCGTTGCTTGACCATCCCGACTTAATGAAAGCTTATCCAGAAAAAGGCGCTGCAAAAGGCAAACTTACGTTTGATCAAAGGTTGCCGGAAGGAACCGGAGTAGCATACGCGAACGGTGCGGTGATCGTCAGCGCGCCGACTGTGCAATCTGCGCGGACAACCTTCTTGCATGAAATGCAGCATCAAGTGCAGCATGCAGACGGGCTTGAAAGCGGCGCGGGTGGCGGTTGGATACGGACGCCAGAAGATCTCCTTCGCCACAACCGCAACGCAGGCGAGAACGAAGCTTATACGGTAGAAGCGCGAGCGAATTTGACGCCTGAGCAACGCCGCGCCCGCCCGCCGTGGTTGGACTATGTGATCCCAGAACATGAGCAAACGCTTCGCCGGGATTTAATGTCTCGATGAAAGTCCTTCCCAACGTCGGGGCGACCGATCGCGCGCGCGATCAGGCCATTAACGAATTGATACAAGGCCGCAGCAACGCCACCGGATCGGTAACGCTGACGGCAAGCACGACAACGACGACGGTAAGCCGCGCCACGATCAGCAAGGACGCGTATGTGTTCCTGCAGCCGCAGACCGCGCATGCATCCGCTGAGATGGGGAACGGGACGATCTACTGGGCCGTCTCGGCCACCGGCGGCAGCTTCACCATCACGCACGCGAACAATGCGCAAACGGATCGAACATTTGGCTATCTGGTGATCGGGGGATGATGACAGAGCAGCAGATGGCCGCCATGCAGGCCTATTTCGCGCCGGTCCTCATGGGCGAGCCGTGCGCCATGACCTTGCGGCAGGTGCCGTTGCCGTTCCTCGAGGTGGTCTGGCCGCACGTTGCGCCGTGGATCTCGGAACGTGTCGTCGAGCGCTCGAATGGCGAGTTCTCCATCGAGGGCATTGCAGAAAAGCTGATCACCGGCGCCTGGCAGCTGTGGGTGGTGTTCGACGGCGAATACCGTGCGGTGCTCGCCACCGAGATCACCAAGGAAGGCATTGCCCGCATCCATTTCGCCACCGGCAAGGGCGCGGATCGCTGGAAGCATCTCATCGACGACATCAAGGCGTGGGCCAAGAACCAGGGCTGCCATCGCCTGCACATGCTGGCCCGCAAGGGCTGGGCGCGTCACCTGCCCGAGTTCAAAGTCACCCACGTTCTGCTCGAAACGGACCTGACCGATGGGCAATAAGCCAGCAACCACGACGCAGACGACGCAGCAGTCCCGCTCTCCGTGGGAACCGGCGGCAAAGCCGCTGACCAACGTCGCGGGTCGCGCGGAAGAGATCGGTTCGAACTACGACAACTTCGCGCCGCTCTATTCCGACCTGACAAACCAAGGAATCAGCACCTTGGCGCAGGCGGGACAGAACGGATCGGCGGCTGTTTCTGCTCTCGGGCAGGTCGTCCCCGGATCAACGGCAGGGTTTAACACCGGCCTTGGCACGCTGCAGGACATTGCGTCTGGCAAGTACGTCAACGGCAATCCGTATCTCGACCCTGTTCTGAACAAGACGCTCAACGACACCGCGAGCCGGGTCAACTCTCAGTTTACGGCGGCTGGCCGGTTTGGTTCTGGAGCGCACACGGGGGCACTGACCCGCGAGCTCGGCAACGTCGAGAACCAAGCGCGGCTGTCGAACTACAACACCGGCATGGGCAATATGCAGTCGGCAGCAAATACGCTGTACGGCGGCGGCTTCACGGGCGGCCAGCTCGGCACGACCTTGGATCAGTCCTCGCTGTTCCCGGCCCAAACGCAGCTTGCAGCCGGCAGCTTGCGCGATCAGCAGCTGAACGCGGCCCGCACTGCGCCCATGAATGCCGTGCAGTGGGAAAGCGGCATCCTGAACCCCATTGCTCAGCAGGGCGGGAGCTCCACGGGCACAACGGTTGGCCAGACCAAGCAGCCGACGAACTGGCTGACGACGGGTCTCGGCATCGGGCAGATGGGTCTCGGCCTGTTGAGCGGCAACCCGATGATGATGGCCAGCGGCGCTGGCTCGACCATCGGCAACGGTATGAGCATGAACGGCGGCGGCGCTGTTCCCGGCCTGCCCTGGACATTCTAAGGGAGCGATCATGCCCGACTTGATGACCGCTGATCCGGACGGCTGGGGTTTTCTCCGGCATCTCAACACCGCCATGCAGTCGCCGCTGTTCCAGTCGGGCGCGGCCATGGTTGCGGCTGGTGCGCAGGGGCTCAATCCCGGTTCTGGGTTTCTGGCCGGGACCGAGGCGGCGGGCAAGGCGTCGCAATCGGCACTCGCCGCCGCCAAGCAGCGCCGCGAACTCGAGCAGATGCAGATCAAAGATCAGATGTGGCGTAACCTGACAGGCGGGCAGACGCCGCCGTGGGCGCAAGGGCTGCCCGCTGGTACGGTCGATCTGGCGCGAGCGCTTGGCCCAGATGCCGGCGCAAGCCTGCTCACCAATATGTTGTCCAAGAACGCGGAAGGCACCATCGAGCGAGACAAACTCAAGGAAACGTCGCGCTATCACGACATCCTCGCCAAGCAGACTGAGGCGCAGTTGATGGAAGCGCGGCAAATGAACGCCGAGCGCATTTTGCTGATGGATGCCAACCGACGCCAAGCCGAGCAGACCTTGCTCGATGCGCAGGAAAAGGCGGCGCGCCGCCGAGAAATGTTCGCTCCGCCGCCGGAGGCGCCGCAAGCAGCCCCGCCGCCGCCTCCGGTGCGTGCCATTCCGCAGTCGAACGAAGTTGAGCCGCAAGACCCGAACCTGATCCGCACGCAAGCCGTGACACAGCCCGCAGCACCCGTGCAGCAACCCCAGAGCCCGGGCGTTCCCGCCAACATGGTGCCCACGCCCCGCGGGCCGATGCCGCCCGATCAAGCCAGGGCATTCGGTCAGAAGCTGCTGGCCGACCCGGAATATTCCAAGCTCGGCCGCGACATCATTAAGCAGGCCGACGAACTGGCGGAACGCGGTTCGCTTGGTCAGACGGCAAAGAACAAGGTCGAGGAATCGTTGGTCGGGGACGTCAACCACCTCGCGCGTCTCAACGACATCGAGAACTCGGTCAAATCGGAATACCTGAAGCTTGGCCCGCGCGTCGTCAGCTCACTGCAGGGCGTGGCGGAGTTTGCAGGCGTGCCGCTGAAGCCGGAGGACCAGCAAAAGCTGGCGGATTTCACCGCGTTCAGGCGCAAGGTCGTCTCCAATTTCAACCTGCTGCTGAAGGAAGCGTCCGGTACAGCCGTCACCGAAAGCGAATTGCGCCGCATGGTGTTGCAGGAGCCGAACGCCGAATGGAACGGCATGTTCAGCCCGCCCGACAGTCCGACGCAGTTCATGGCCAAGCTGCAGTCGTCCAAGGCCGACCTGATGAAAGCGATCGCGCGTAAGAACTTCATGCGCAACGCCATGAACCTGTCGGACGGCGAGATTGCGGGCCTTCTCCAGCAGGGTTCGGTGATCCCGCTCGACAACATGAAGAAGATCATGGACGAGCAGCAGCGCGGCATCGAGCGGCGTTTGAAAATCCAGTACCCGGACGCCAAGCCGGAAGAGATCCAGCCGCTGATCCGCAACCAGATGAAACAGGTGTTCGGGATCTGACATGGCCGAGACCTGGAACTATTCGGACGAGTTGTTTGGTGGCACGATGACGCCGGTGCAGTCCGCGCCTGCGCCTGCCACCGGCTGGCCGCGTCCCGGCGAGGGGCAGAGCAAGCCCTACAGCTACTCGGACGAACTGTTCAATCCGAAGCCCGTTCAAGCCGAACCGGTCAAGCCCGCAGATCCCAACGCCGAACCGGACGCCGCCTCGTGGCTTGGGCGGCGCTGGCAGGACATCCGCGGCAAGCAGGACAAGCGCTTCGCCGACCTGCCGCGCATTTCCGATCTGGGCGTGCTCGACGTCACCACCGAGAACCAGGCCAAGCTCGCCATGCCGAACGATGCGGCTTATGGCGACATCATTGCCAAGAACCTCGGCGAACGGATGACGCGGCGGTTCCAGGACGCCAACGGGTACGAGATCATTGGCTTTCGCAAGCCGGACGGCACGGAACAGCTTGCCTATGTGAACCGTCCGGGGCTGGACACTGAGGATTTCGGCCGCGCTGCGACGGGGTCGTTGCCGTTCCTTGCTGGCGGCGGGGTTGCGGGCAAGGTGCTGAGCAAAGTGGGTGCGCCGATCGTTGGGCAGGTGCTGGGGCAGGCAGCGACCGCGCTCGGCATCTCCGGCGGGCAGGACATCGCCGCCAATCAGATGGGATCTGAGCAAGGTTTCGATGTACCGAAGGCGATCGGATCGGCTGGCGGTGCCGCGCTATTCCAAGCCGCTGCCCCGGCCGCTGGCTACGTCTGGCGCAAGCTCGTCACCGAGCCGGGCTTGATCGACAAGGCCACGGGGCAGTTGACGCAGAAGGGGGCTATCGAGGCGCAGAAGGCTGGTCTCGACCCATCTGAATGGACGGCAGACATCGCCAAGCGGTGGGCGCAGGAGTTCGCCAAGTCTGGCGATGCCAAGCTGGCAGGCGTGACCGCCGAGATTGGCGACGTCGGCATTCCCACAACACTTGGGCAGCGCACCAAATCCATCCCGCAACTGCGCCGCGAGCAGGAATTGCGCGACGGCGTGTTCGGCGATGCCAAGGCCGCCGCCATGAAGCAGTTCGACGACGAACAACTGGCCGCCATCGAGCGCGCGGCCTTCAAGGGACCGCGCAGTTTTGCCGCCAAGGTCGCGCCGGATCGCACCGTGGGCGATTACAGCCCTGCCTCTGTCGGCGAAGGCATCCAGACGCGGGCGCAGGCGGCGCAGACGTCAGCCGCCAAGCAGGCATCGGCAGAATGGGACAAGGTCGGCAAGCTGGAAGCCACGGACCAGTCGTTTGCCGCTTTGCCGGATTTCATCAACAACGAGCTCGGCACGTTCTCGTTGACCAAGGACACGACGCCCTATGCGGCCAACATGCTGGGCAAGCTGGAGGCCTTTATCGAAGGCAAGGCACCCGAGCAGGTCTCCAAGCTGCTGCGCAACAACCCGACGCGCGACGTCAACGAGATGCGCAAGGGGTTGCTGAAGGATTACACGAACGCCCAGACGAAAGCCGACAAGGACGCATCGAAAGCGATCTACAACGCCTTCAACAAATGGGTGGACGATTCCGCCGGCAAGCAACTGCTCACGGCGTCGACGCCGGACGCTGCCGTTGCTGCGGCCAGCATGAAGACCGCGCGCGGCCTCACCCGCGAGATGCACGATATCTTCGACGGCAAGCCAGGCGGCAGCGGAACGATCTTGAAGAAGGTTCTGGGCGGTGCCGACAGCCCAGAACAGGTCATCACGCAATTGTTCACAGCGCCGACGCAGAAGACGGTCAAGCCCGGATCGGTTGCCGCGCTGCGATCCTTGCAGCAGGGCGCTGACCGGTTCCTGCCGGCGGAGGAAGCTGCCGCGCTCAAGGGCGACCTGAAGCTGGCCTATTGGCTCGGCATTGTCCGCAACCCGAACGGCGAAGTGCACAACCCGCAGACCCTGCTGAAGAACCTCAAGGTGTCGCTGACCTCGCAGCGCTCCGTTTGGGACACGCTGTACTCGCCAGCCGAACGCGCCCATGCGCAACGTCTGGTCACGGCTCTGGAAAATGGCCCGACGTTCCGGGATTGGACGGTCAAGCCGAACTCGAGCCGCTCCGGGACGACGGCAGCGGCCATCTTCACCGACCTTGTCGGATCGTTCTTCGGCAAGAACAACGCCAAGACGATCCTGCAAGCCGGTTCCCGCGCCAGCGGCCTGTCGAACAGCGTCTACAACAAAGCGACGTCGCAGGAACTGCCGACGCTGATCCCGCCGGGCTTCGGCCCTCTGGGCGGCGCGCTCGGCGGCTCAACCAACAACTAGCGCCACGATCACCGCCACGATCCCGAGTTTGATCGCCTTAACGACGATCCAAGCGCCCACGAACAGCCCGGCCGTCAGTAGCGTGCGTTTCCAGTGCATCGCGTCCGCCTAGCACGGATTTCATTTCATGGCTGACTACCGTCCACAAGCAACGTTGCCAGCCGATCTGATGGCCGAACTGGACCGGCTGCAGATGCTGCGTTTGATGGGCAAACTGCCGCCTGATCAGCGTTCGGATACAGCGCGCAGCGCCAACACGCCGGTGGGTGACTTCATTGCGCGCTACACGTCGCCCGACGTTGGCGCGTCTGTGGATCGTACGGGGCGCGCACTGTCCGACATGTCGCCGCCGCAGGCGCTTATAGACGCGCCCGGCAAGTGGGCAACGGCGTTCTCCAACCCGAGCATTCCAAACTTTACGGACGCTGCAGTCGGCACCGCGTTTGGACTCAACAAGGCGGCACCAGCCGCAAAGATGATGGCCGGCGGTCTTGGCCTGTCGATCGGTTCCGACCTGATGTCGAACGGATCTGCCGTCGCTGCCAGCCGCGGCGAGTCACGCGCTGCTGCTGAAGCGGCGCGAGCGCAAGCCGATGCGGCACGCGCGCAAGCCGGGGCCGAAACCGCAAAGGCAAAAGCAGAAGCAGACATTCTCCGCGCCAAGACGGAAGCCGAAGCGCGTGCGGCGGCCGAACGTAAGGCAGAAGCCGATGCCGCGCTTGCCCGTGCGGAGCAGGAACGTAAGAACGGCGAGGACGCTGCAGCTCGTGCTCGCGCAAATGCCGCCTATCAGGCTGGTCTATCCACGGATCGCCGTTTCTCCGACACGACCACGGGTCAGTTCTTTGACAAGTTTGGTCCCGTCGCGCCTGGCGCGGTCGCCTTGGGCACTGGCGCGATGACCGGCGCCGGCATGCGCGGGATGAACGTTACCGGCAAGGGCGCTCTGTACGGCGTTCCTGCCGCGCTTGGCACGCTGGCGGGCCTCGGTGCCGCGCACTGGCCGCAAGCCTACGAAGCCAACTACGCGCCCAACGTGAACCCGTCCTATCAGGCCGCACAGAACTATATTCGCGAAGCCCCGCAAGGTGACCCGCGTGCCCTGCAGTTGCAGTCCCTGCTCGACAACAAAACGATCACCAAGGACAACCCGGTTCGTGCCGAAGCCGAGGCCAACCTATACGATCCAAAGAAATTCGCGGAGCGCTCAGCCCTTGGCGCATTCGAGGGGCTTGTCGGCGGTGTGGCCGGTGGCGAAGCTTTACCGGCGGCCAAGTATCTACTGCGCGGAACGCCCAAGGCGGCGGCCGAAGTCGGCAAGGTGCCTGGCTCGTTGGTGTCAGGTGTGGTGGATGGGCTTGGCCCTGTCGGGCAGCGCTTCAAGCGTCAGCCGCTGGATGTCGAGGCGCTCGGCAAGCAAGCCGAAGCCGACATCGCGGCAACCCGCATCAACGCCGATCGCGAGCAGGCTCTAAAATACTACGGAGGGGCGACATATCGCGATAGCGTTGATCGAGCGCTGCAAGCCAAGGCGACACCGAAGCCAGATCTGATGTCACCGCAGCCGGTGCCGATGCCGTCTTCACCGGTTCCAGCGTCACCGCCTCCTGCCGCAGTTTCTTCCAGTCCGGCACTGCCGCCTCCTGCACAAATTCCGATGCCTATTATACCGGGTCCAGCGAACGCCGCTAGTGCTGTTCCAGCGGAACTCACTGGGTCCAGTGGGTCCAGCAAGGTTCCCAGATTGGGGCCGTGGCAGCAGACGTGGAGCGACCCGGCCCGCAACATCGTCGAGACGCAAGTGGCGGCGGGCGGGTCCATTGGACCCACCGGAATGACGGCAGAACATCTCCGCAAGCTGATTGGTCAGGACTTGCCGAAAGGCACCAAGCTGCCCAGCGAAAGCCTCGTCAGTGAACGGCTGGGCCGTCTGCGTCTGGCTGTCGGCCAGAATCCGACGCTGGAGCAGTTGCAGCGCTTATATGCACTGGACCCGCATCGTGCCGTATTCGGATTACCGCTTGCGGCCTATGTCGGTTCACAGATGATGCCGACGCAATCCGGCGACCTCATGGGGCCGTCGTACTAATCAACCTTGTCTCGCGTCCGTGCTTCCACGGACTGAATGCTTCACCGGATATCCACCCAGATCGGCCAGACAGAGCGCGACGGCGTCACAGGCCGCGTGTCTCAGGAAGTCGTAAAGTATTTCGCCGCGGCTAGTCTGACCATTCCCGACGACATCACCCCGCCCTACTGGGGCGGCTGCCTCATGGCGTGGGCGGCCATCCAGGACGGCATTGTGCCGCCTGTAGGGGCCGCAGAGCCGTTCGCGTGGATGAACTGGGGCTCACCGCTGCTCGAGCCCGTGGCGGGGGCTATCGTGATCCTGACCGAAGGCGGCGGCAAGGCCTCGCGCGAGATCGGCATCGCCGGGCGCGTACAGAACGGCAAGGTCTACGTTATCGGCTGCCACGAGGGCGCGGTGCAGTCGCGCGCGGTGCCGATCGAACGGGTGATCATGGCCCGGCGCCCTCCGAATGCCGCTTTGCTGGCTCCTGCTCCGGTGCAGGACGCGGCACAGCCGACCGTCCAGATGCCGCAGATCATCATCCAGGCGCCGGCGGCCATGCCTGCCCCCGAGCGGCCCGCGCAAGAGGTTCTGCCGCCGCTTCCCGTGCCCGTGCCGCAGCCGCCGGTAATTCAGCCGGAGCCATTAGCGGCAATACCGGCAATAGCGGCTGACACGCCGCCTGCCCCGCCCGCCGTCACCATGGAGCAGCTGCAGAACGCGCTCAGCAACCTGCTCAACCACGTGCAAGCCGAGTTCTCGACCATTCACGACCGCGTCGACACCGTGGAGCGCCACGCCGTGGCCTCCGTCGAAATCCACTCACCCACGCAATGAGGCCGGTTGACAGATGACCGACTATTCCATCCTGAACTGGTCGACCACCGCCGACGACAACGCCACGGCGGACGGCGCGATCAACTGGGCCGAGTTCCAGAACCCAGACACGGTCAATGACAGCGCCCGCAAGGTAATGGCGCGCGTTGCCGAGCGCATCGCTGACTTGGCTCCGAAGCGCGCCTCAACCGGCGCCGCCAACACCTACGCCGTAACGCTGACCTCGACACCGGCCGCCCTGACGGACGGGCTCGAGGTGGCGTTTGTCGCCCACCAGGACAATTCCGGCGCGTCCACGCTCGCCGTCAACTCGCTCGGCGCCAAGCCCTTGCGTTCGATCTCCGGCACGGCTCTGCGCAACAAGGAAGTCCTGTCCGGGCAGATGATCGTCGCCAAGTACAAGTTGTCGACGGACGAGTTTCTCATCGTCAACGGCTCGCCGCAGCTCTACGCGCTCTATTCCTCGCTGCTCACCGCCAACGTGTTCGGGCTCAAGGTCGGCGACGTCAAGCTGTCGATGTCGTCCTCGCCGGACGCGGGCTTCATTCGCTTGAAAGAAACCGCGCAGACGCTGAACAAGGCGGATTATCCCGACCTCAACTCGTGGGCCTCGGCGCAGGGCTATCCCTGGGGTTCGGCAACAAGCACGTTCAACATTCCGCCCGCCGGCGGCTACTTCCTCCGCTTCGGCGCCTCCGACACGTCGGTTGATCCCGGCGGCACGCGCACGCCAGGCACGGCACAAACGGCCTCGGTTGCCCCGCATACGCACACCTTTACGGCCTCGGGCACGGGCAGCCATACGCACACTGTAAAATACGTTGCCAATAGGTCTGTCGGCTCGCCGCTCGACGGCGGCAGCGCCAGCATCCTGCTGGCGGATACCTCGACGGGTTCGACCGGAAACTACACCATCCCGGCCTCGACGTTGACTGTGACGGGTACGACGGATTCGACCGGCTCGGCCGAAACCCGTCCGGCCAACGTCACCATGTACGCCGACATGCTGGCCAATCCGGCGCTGGTGGCGGCAGGGATCGTGGGCGTTACAGGCTACGCGTTCAAGTACAGCACGGGCACCTCAGGCGACCCGGGATCGGGGTATTTCGGGTTCGACACGACGACGCTCGGCTCCATCGCCACGATCCGCATCTCCAAGACCAGTTCGACGGGTGCCAGCCTCGGCACCATCCTGGCGGCGCTGTCGTCGGGCACTGGGTTCTATTTTACCAAGGTCGGCGCGGTTTCTCAGTTCGTCTATTGCAAGCTGAACAGTTCTTGGACCGACAACACGACCTATCTGTCCGCCTCGGTATCGAATGTCTCCGCCCCGGGCACATGGTCGAATACCGACGACATTTCCTTAGCGGTGACGGGTTCGTCTGGTCCGGCGGGCACGGCGGCCACCATTACGGTCGGCACGGTGACCACGGGTGCGGCCGGATCGTCGGCGAGCGTCAGCAACTCGGGCACGACGACGGCAGCGGTGTTCGATTTCTCAATCCCGCGCGGTGCGACCGGCTTGGCCGGGCAGGGCGCGGGCTTCAACTACACGTTTGAGACCTCGACCACGATGGGCCTGCCGGCGGACGGCGCGCTGCGCTTCAACAACGCCACGCTGGCCAGCGTCACGGCGATTGCGATCAACGTCAAGACGGCGGACAGCGGCAATCCCAGCATCGCGGGCACGATCTCGACCTGGGACGATTCAACGACGACGGCACATCGCGGCCGGTTGCTGATCAAGAAAACTACTGCGCCGCAGAACTTCGTTGAGTTTGACATCACCGGCGCCAATACCGACAACACGACGTGGCAGCAGCTCACCGTTGCGCGCGTTGCCGATGGCGGATCGTTCTCGGCTTCTGATGCCATCAGCGTCGAGTGGCACCGCACTGGCGATGCGGGCTCCGGCTCCATCTCGGGCGCGACCAATAACGGCGTTGCCATCGCCACCGGATCGACCGCGCTCACCTCGACGGCAGCGCTGACGGACGGGCAGCTGGTCGTCGGGCAGACCGGATCGGCACCGCTGCCGAAAACCGTGTCCGGCGATGCGACCCTGAGCGCAGCGGGTGCACTCACCGTTACCAAGACCAACGGCACCAGCTTCGCAACCTCTGCAACGACCGACACCACCAACGCATCGAACATCTCGAGCGGGACGCTGTCGTCGGCCCGATTGCCGAGCACAGTGGCGTATTCATCGGCCAACTTCACCGCCGACAATCGCCTTGTCCGCACCGACCGCCCGACGACGGACAACACCAACGTCCAACAGTCCGGCATCACCATTGATGACAGCAATAACGTGTCGGGTGTCGGCACGCTGGCGTCGGGTGCGCAGACAATCACGTCAGCGAGTTCCACGGCCCTCGCTGTCGGCGCCAGCGGTACGACAAACCCGGTTCTGCAGGTCGATTCCGCCACGGCTTTGGTCGCCACCGGCATTAAGATCACGGGCGCGGCGGCGGCGTCTCGCGTGGCCTTTGCTGCGATCTCGTCGGGGACGGACGAAGGCTTGTCCATCGACGCCAAGGGCGCCGGCACGATCCGGCTCGGTGCCACATCCACGGGCCAGATCGAGTTCAGCCGCAACGCGGTGCCGACATCCAACGACGGCGCAGCACTCGGCACCACGACGCTGATGTGGTCGGATTTGTTTCTCGCGTCCGGTGCCGTCATCAACTGGAACAACGGCGCAGTTACGCTGACGCAGTCCGGCGGCATTTTGACTTGGGCAGGCGCGTCGACATTCACGATCGGTACGGGCACAACGTTTACGACCGGAACAATTGAGCTTGGCGCTGCTTCCGATACGACGCTTTCGCGCGCATCTGCCGGCGTCTTGGCTGTCGAGGGTGCAACGGTCGCCACGCTGAGCACGGCGCAGTCTTGGACGAAGCACCAGGGCGTGACTGTCGGCACGCTGACTGATGGCGCAACCATCTCCTGGGACGTGAGCACGGCCCAAAAGGCGAAGGTCACGCTCGGCGGCAACCGCACCATGAATGCGGTGACGAATGCCGTTGATGGCTACACCTACACGCTCGAAATCTTCCAGGATGCCACGGGCAGCCGTCTGATCAGCACGTGGACGACGACGGGATCCGGTTCGTTCGACTTCGGCACGGCTGGCGCCCCCACGCTGACCACGACAGCGAGTAAGGCTGACATCCTCTGCTTTGAAGCCGTCACCATCGGCGGCACTCTGAAACTGCGCTATCTCGGCGCTGCGCTCGGGTTCGCATAATGCCGATATTCTTTCCCACGACGATCACGGGCAAACCAGCGGCGGGCGGCGGCCCGAAGGTGGTGACGTATCAAACGCAAACCAGCGGCACCACATCCACAAACTATACGTTTTCGTCGCAGGCCATAGGGACGGCAACATCGGATCGGATTGTCATCGTCGCGGTGCATCTCCTGAACACGGGTGCCACTGGAAGTTCAATGACGGTCGGCGGCATTTCCGCAACGCGTCAGGTTCGCAGCCAGCGCGGAACCGGCACCTCAGAGATATGGACGGCTGCGGTGCCGACCGGAACCACAGCCACCATCGTCGTTAATGGTTCGGCTGCATCAGACCGTTGCGGCATCATCGTGTGGACCGCCACTGGTCTTTTATCTGGAACGGCCGTCGGTACGGGCACCAACACGTCATCGTCCAGTCCTCATGCGACAGCCGCGTTTGCCACATCCAACGGCGGTTTCGTCATCATGACTTCGTGCGACAACGGATCGCCGACCTACACCGAAAGCGTGTCCGGTGGCGGCACGCCCGCCATCACCGAAGATTATGACGGCATTTTCGGCGGCAGCCCGACCATGGTTGGAGCGCGCACAGCGGCAACCGATGGCACCAACATCACAGTGACAATCACGGGCGGCACGTCGGCCAACGGCGGCATGTGCGCCGCATCCTTCTAAGAGGCTCCCATGCGCTACTTCGACGCCAACCGGCGTGAACTGTTTCATGGCGTACCGTTCGAACTGGACGGGTTTGCATTCCCGGGCAACTTCCTCGCCCTGTCCACGCCGGAAGAAATCGCGGCGCGCGGGATCACCGTTGAGCCCGATCCGGAGCCAGCGCCGCCACCGCCGCCCACAGTCACCGACTACGGCCACGCCATACAATCTCACATTGACGGAACGGCGCAAGCTCGCGGCTACGACAACGGCGTGGCTCTCGTCAGCTATCTGTCCAGCACCAACCCATCATGGGCGGCAGAAGCGGCAACCTTCAACACATGGCGGGATGCCGTGTGGGCCTATGCCTACGGTGAACTGGCCAAGGTGCAAGGCGGGCAGCGGGCACAGCCGACCATTGCCGAGTTCGTGGCAGAGCTTCCGCAGGTGGTCTGGCCATGATCATCGGCAATGCAGGATTGGCCCTGATCAAATCGTTGATGCCCACCGCTTTCCGTCTCGTATCAGCCACACAAGGCTATTGCTTACGCCAAAATCTTCTGCAATTCGGCTTGCCGGTTCGCCGCGTTTAGCGCGTTCTCTGATCTGTGCGGCAATGGCTGAATTGATCCGACGCCCTGGGTGCTTGTCGCCGCGAAGATCAACTAGGCCAGTTTGCCATTGCTTAGCGGTATTTTCGGCCAACGTAACCCACTCAAGATTGCTTGCTCTGTTGTCGTTCTTGTCGCCGTTGATATGGTTTACCGTTAGGTTCTCGGCGTAGCCATCAACAAAGGCACGGGCCACAAGACGGTGCACAAGGAAGCGGTGACGTTTCTTGCGCATGTAGACAGATACGCATTGGTAGCCGTGTGCTCCGCGCTCTCCCTTCAGGGCTTGGGCCGGTTTGGTTGAAATGACGGTGACACCGTTTCGCATCAGCGTATAGGTCATTGCGGAACGCCGCACACGCCCGTGGTCTGATACCTCTATCGTACCAGTGTAGCCGTCAATCCAGTCAATTGTTCGCCATTGTTCCATGCGTCCAACTCTAGGGCTGCACAAGCAAAATGGCCAACGACTTCAAAACGCTGTCCCCAGAATATAGCACCCTCTGGGACACGATGGAGATTGTGCGCGATCACGCACAGATCGACCACATCGCCGAGCACGTCCTACAGTACCGCGCCAATTACGAGGCGGTGGAGAAGATGACCGGCGTGCCGTGGTATCTCGTCGGCATCTTCGACATTCGCGAAGGCGGCGGCGGCTGCTGCACGCATCTGCACAACGGCGATTCTCTTTCCCGTCCGACAGTCAACGTTCCTGCCAATCGTCCTCCCGGCAAAGGTCCGTTCACGTGGGTCAACAGCGCCGTCGATGCGCTGAAGCTCAAGAAATTCGACCAGATCACGGAATGGACCGTCGAGCAGATCGCATGGTGCTGCGAGCGCATGAACGGTTTCGGTTATCGCAGCGCCTCAATCAACATTCCGAGCCCGTATCTGTGGGGCGGCACAAACCACCAGCAGCGCGGCAAGTACATCCGCGACCATGTGTTCTCAAAGTCGGTCATGGACCCGCAGATAGGGTGCATGCCGCTGCTCAAGGCGCTGTCCGATAAGGCCGGGTTCGAGCTGGTGTCGGCGGGTGGTGCCACGGCCGACCCGCAGCAGCCAAGCCCCGCCAGCAACCGCAAGGCGGAACCGCCGCCGCCCGATGGCAAGCCGCTTGTCCAAGCCAGCGCCGGCGGCGGCCTACTGGCGATGCTCTACACCTACTGGCACGATATCCTTGAGTTTCTGAAACAGCTTCACGCCACGTTCGGCACCTACTCGGCGCCGCTGGTTCTGGCTGGGCTCGGGGCGGCGCTGCTGGTCTATTTCCGGAGGACACCGGCATGATTGCAAAGCTGTTCGGTTTCGTCACCGGCCTACCGTCCATGGTGACCAAAGCCGAGACCTATGCGGCGCTACTGGTTGCGGCGGGCGTTGCATGGTTCGGCTGGCTCTACAGTCACGACAAGAAAGTTGAGCGTAACGTTCTCATCGAAAGCTCGAGGAAAACCGATGCGCTCACGTCCAAATCTGCTGAAGCTCAGCGCAGCGTTCCTGTCTTTGGCGCTGCTGCCGAACTGCGCCGGAAGTACTGTCCCGGTTGTTGACACGGCCAAGGTCTGCCAGGTCTGGAAGCAGATCGACCAGTGCCCACAGGACAAACTGACCGATGAGACGGCGTCCCGCATCCTGCAGAACAACGAAGGCCGGATCGCTTTCTCCTGCCAGAAGCCGGATGCAAAGCTGAAACCAGCGTGCCCTGCCAAGGCGCCGGTCAAGGTGGCGGGGGGTTAGGGCTTAGACAGTTCGGCAATGAAAACATCAACGTTGCCGAAATCGGGATGGTCTTTGATGTCGAAGCCTGACCATCCAATGTTGGCGTCCGTGCCGTCCTCAAAAATTAGATGAACGCCATCGTCATCGTTCGTATAGCCGAAGCCGATACGATGCTCAGCCATGACCGACCGCAACGCTTGGAGCGCCGCCAATTTGCGTTCTTTGCTGACTTTGCCTGCCATCTCACATCCCTATAGCGCGTCCGAGTGAACTAGTCAGGAAGCTGAATCCAGCCGACAATCCCAGACGGTTTCACCACGCGACCTTGGCACCTCACCTCGCCGTCGACAATCTCAGCAATCTGGTAGATTGAGCGTCCCCACCAATAGGCTTGATCTTCCGTGCTGTCGTGCGGGCTGACCTCCGCAACCAATTTGATTGCGATGATGTCGTGAGCCTTGCCGATCTCTGCTGTTGGCGTCCAATCCATATCGTTGCCCTCTAGCGCGTCCTGAGTGGAGCAGGAAACATGACCGATGCCGTCAACGGACTACCTTATCGAACTGGGGCGCTACCTGGAGAGGGTCAATACTCACTCCGAGCAGATCCAAGAACTAGACCACAGAGTGACCCACATCGAGACCGACATTTCTACGGTCAAAGCATGGGCCTCAAGGGTAGCGACGGCAGGAGCTTTGTGGGCGGCGGGCCTGGGACTATCGCTCAAGTCGTCAGACATCGGGGCTATCATAGCGCGCATGATCAAGGCCGGCATCGCAAACTAGCTCGCACGTGTTGGGCCGGCGTCGGAAGTATCGTCGTCGGCATTACCTTGATAGCCTTCTTTACCGTCTGGCATTACTGACGGGCCCTAAGTTGACAGCGCCGCAAGAGCTTCGCGGCCAGCTTGAGTGATCACCACCGTGGAACAGTCCATGAGGCTGTTGTGCCACGTTTTGAGCCATCCAGCCTCGTGGCACTGGTTGAACGTATCGGTTGGTTCAACGTCGTCGCAGAACGGCACCAATTTCTTATCCTCATGATCCAGCCCGTGCCGTGCCTTCGCAACGATACGGAGCAGACTGAGTTGTTTTGGCGTCGGCGACATAGCGGCCTTTCTTGGTCAATGGTTCTTCTGTCTAAAAGCGACGTGAACGCCGTGCTTCATGTAATCGGTGACATGCCTGATGAGCGCTTCGGCTCTGTTTCTATCCTTGCTCGCCTCTTTCCGAACCCGGATGAAGTGCTGCCCGCATGAGTGCTTGTGCGGGTAGAACACAAGGCGTGCGCCGTCCTCGACATACCGAAACGCCACATAGTCGTCAGTGGCCCATTCCAGCCTTCCGGGCTCACCAGCGAGCATAGCGGCGGCGCGGTCATAATCCTCCTGCCACTTTCTCAGCTTTGGCTTGCGCGGCATCCTAGCGGCCTTTCTTGTGGATCATTTCTCAGGGTACGTCGTCCAGTAATCACGGATCGCCATTGCAAGGGCAATACCGGACTCGGTCGTGGCTCTCGTGCTCAAGTCTAACTGCTCGATCCCGCGCGGAGAGACGCCGAACGTTCCGTTGACTCGCTTCGGGCAAATGCCACGCTCGATCTTCGTAAAGTCGTCTGGCGCCAGTGAGCGACGGCCGGAGTAAGCAAACGACTCCCACAGCCCGCAATCGCCCCAGCCACCAACACAGCCAGGGCATTGCTCATCGGTGAACGGCTTCACCGCCGCATGATCAGGGCAGAAGCCATCTCGCTCGCTGTCGATGCCTCCGACAGCATGGTCCCAACCCGGAGGCATTGTCACAACGTGCTCAGTCTGCCGCGAGCACAGGCAGCAATGCACGGTTAGAGTTAGGTCCATGGCAAGCGGCCTTTCCTGGTTAGCCAAGCATGGCGTCAATGAACCGGATTGCAGCCGCGCTGTCGCGCACCTCAACTAGCTTGCCGGTGCCATCCTCTGGATGCACGAACCAACGGCCGTCATCCTCAATAATGATCTCGATACCGCGATATGTCATGACGATCTCCCGTGATCTGATGTTGGTAATCTAGCTTAGTGGCTTGACTTATTCAAGTGCGTTCTGTACGTTTTCGACAATGCTTGTTGATCCTACCAAGATCGGTTTGACATTCCCCTCTGATCGCCTTTCGCGGCAGAGGCAAGAGGATGTCGTTAGAGCCGCCGGGGCCTCCCGCATCATCCACGTCGGCGTCGATTGCCCGAGCTGGCGCGATGTCGTCAGGATCACTCGGCAGGGTGATACCGTCTATATTGCCGCTCTGTCGATGGCCCCAACGGCGCGCACCAAAGACGACGTGCCGCCCGCCGATCAGCCCGGCGAGATCATAGCCGATTTTACGGCTTACGGCGTGACGATCCACGAAGCACTCACAGGTCTGCGCAGCGATGATCGCGAGCAGCGGCGGCAAATGCTGGCCGAGGCGGCGCGGAACATTCGCGGCGGCGGCAGGCAACTTCCCCGAGGCGCATTCAAGCGTGGACGGCCAGCAGCCGACTGCACGGCGGTACTCGCCGAAGCAAAGCGCATCTGGCATTCTCGCAGCTACCTGACGAACAAAGACGCGGTTGCCCATATGCCACCGTGCAAGGACGTGGCTACGGGCAAGCCGATCAAGTGGACAGCGGAGCGGGCGTTCCGGGAGTTCAAGGCTAGTGGCCGCCCGTTCCCGAAGCGCAAACGGAAATAAGGAGTGGTGACGTGGACGCGCTGCAAACGGCCATGCTGATGGTGATTGCCGATGATCGAAGGGGGCTCTTTGAACCCGCGCCATCTGTCCGCCGCGAGCACGGATCGCAGGACGCGCGATGTGGCACGCCGCGGCTGTCATCTGATCCAGATTATTTGGCGGGGTACGAAACCGCGCTCCGCCTAATGAGAAGCAAACGGAACAGCAAAACTTAGGAGCGCAGGATGTTTGACGCAAAAGTGTGGGTTGCGGCGGCAATCGTTCTTGCCGCTGTTGTGGCGGGGGATATCCTCCATGGGTGACGTCA